CAATCGTCGTTAGTCATTGTTTCTCTTTCGTAAATTGGCAGTGTTCTGTGAGTCCACAGTAACTGCAACTGGATAGGTTGGGGAGAAATATACCAGCCTTGCGAGCCTTATCGAAGCCCGACACAAGATACTCGAGCATATCGAGGGTATATCTACTCAGGTCAATCATCTCTCCTGTCCCAGAATCTCTGGACATCCAGTAGTTTCCTTGATTGACGGTAACGCCAAGCATCATCTCTAACCCGACTTTGTAGAAGCCGAGTTGTAGGTCAGATGTTGGTCGTCTTGCTGATGTCTTAAGGTCAACGATAACCAACTCGCCATTAACCTCAAAGACACGGTCAATCACCATCTTCACGGGCACGTCCGCAATGATGGGATTGAGTTCTAGTTCGATGGCTTTAGCACCTTGAGGTGTGCGCCATAGTTTCCAATCGGTGTTGGCTTTGCGCCAAGCGATGTAGTTGTTGACCCACTGTGGACCCATCTCGTTCCACCAAGCAGCATCTTCCTTATTAGGATTTAACTTGGTTGCTCTGCCCGCAACGCGGGCTTTAGTCAGGTCTAAGTCTCTTGTCTCTTTAGCCCAAGCAGTTGTCCAAAAATCATTAGTCATTGGCTAAGTCCCACTCTTCAGTTGCTGCGTGGAATGCTCGTCCACCTGCAGACCAAATGCTTGGCTCTTCAGGTACTTGGAGTAATCGACCTAGGTAATACTGATAGCCACAGGTCAGGTAAGTTGTGAATGCTGAGTAAGATATATGGGCTGGTAATTCGTAGCCCTGCAGTTGAATCATATGTTGCTCCTGTCGATTAGATGCACAGCCCCTTTATGGAGGACAGGAGAGTACTCGACATATCGGGGCTATGCAATATTCAGTTGTAACTTACTAGAGATATAATATATATTATATTATATATATAAGGGGCTTCGCCCCTATATATTATATATGATATATTATATATCAATTATAGTCAAGGTTTTTGAAAGGTGTCAAATTGACAGAGACTCGGCGTGTCGAGTTCCCTAACTGGTTCGAATCCACTCCAGCCCAAGAGAACTTTGAGAAACTTCTTCAACCATTCAAGGGTCATACTGACCTACAGTTCCTGCAACTTGGAGCCTTCACTGGCGATGCTAGCGTATGGTTACTAGATAACATCCTTACTGACTCATCCAATCACCTGACCGATGTTGATACCTGGCAGGGTTCAGACGAAGAAGAACACCACAAGATGAACTTCTCTGACGTTGAGTCAGCCTACGATTACAAGATTCGCGGATATAAGAACCTGACCAAGTTCAAGGGCAGTAGCATTGAATGGCTTAAGGCAGCACCACTTGACTACTATGATTTTATTTATATTGATGCAGACCATACAGCCGTAGGCGTACTGCTTGATGCTGAGTTATCTTGGTTATGTCTTAAGCCAGGAGGAGTAATTGCTTTTGATGATTACGAGTGGAGTGATGGCAAGGGTGATGCCTACCGTCCTATGCCAGGAATCAACACATTCGTAGACAGACACAAGAACGAACTGACTATTATCCATAAAGACTGGCAACTCTGGGTTGTGAAGGCATAAAAAAAGAACCCCCTATCCCAAGGGATTACCTTAGGTAGGGGGTCTTATGGTCTTAAATCGCCTTATACGGCGTTTAACGGGCTACTCTGCGCCTTTGCCAAACTCTTTAGCAGATGGGTCGAGCCACTTAAGTACTGGTCCGAGGAACCCTGCGAGGGCTGCTGCTCCGAGAGTCTTAACGTCGGTCTCGCCTGCGAGGTAGAGTGCGATTGCAGCAGAGGCTGCAGCACGGAACCAGGTCAGCGATACTTGCTTTAGTGTTTCCATTTAGATTGCCTTTCGTTTCGTATTGTGAACCTTGCAGCAGGTACAAATTGGTGTCAAATTTGATACCAAATTAGTACCTTTTGCTACCTTCTTCTTTGGCTGTGGCTGTAGGGCAGCCTTCACCTGATTCACAATCTTAGGTTGATTCATCCACCAGAACCAAGGGCTAGTGTCATTAGCCATATCAGGGTCGATAGAAATATGAAGATGCTTAGTGTGAGGATTGCTACCACTGTAAGGACGATTGCCGCGCTTTGCATACTGGCGCGACCAAATTTTCTTATTGAAGATAAGGTAGGAAACCCGCTTATCCTCTTTAAGTTTCTCGAATATCTGGGCACAGTCAACCCCATTCTCGGGGTCGTGTGTCAAGTCAACAGCAAGACCCGTGTTGTGGTCCGAATTCGGACTCTGTTTTTGATGAGCCACAGAGGGCAATAATCCGTCGGACAGTTTCTTTCGCTTCGGAAACAATGCTGTCGCCTGGCGTAGAACAGCAATAGCAGCAGGCGTGGCTTTCTTGACTACAGGTTTCATTCATTTCCTCAAGGCTTCCTTGACTAGTTCAGTAAGTAGTTCTACTTTTTGTTCAAGTGAATTAACTTTATCCTTAAGACTGGACCCGCCATTGGGTTTAAGTTCATAAAGGTAATGCTTGACAAGCCAACGCACTAAGGATGCGAAGCCAGTGATTAATGTAAGGATTGCTACGGCAAGGGCTGCCCAGTCTGCAGGAGTCATCTATACGGTCCTTATGGTAATTTCTACTACACCGCCATAACCTGAGAAGCCTCGGTCTGGTGGTGTAAGACGAGTGAAGTTGATTTGCTCGATAACTGCCTGACGTGATTCGCCAGTAGTTAGGTCTTGCCAGGTGACAACGTCACCATTCTCTTCGATTGTTTCGAGCGCAGACAATCGGTCGAATGCCCTACCTTCATACCCGACGAGGACGTTGTATCTATCAGTCTCTACGTCGAAGCAGTAGACAGGGAATCTTATGACTCGCTGACGAGGTGTAGCGATTGTGGCTTTGATTTGGTAGCCCTGGAATGTTGGACCCTTGGTTACATCAGTTGCATCACGATACATAATGAACTTGTATGCCAAATATTCTTGGGCATTAAATGGCTGGGTAGTAGTTACCTCGACAGGAGAAACAGTTCTGTCGTAAGAAATAATATCGTACTCAGTGCCATCGGCATCAACGGTTTCAAGAGTCATTGACCCGTAATAGAAATCACCGCGCCCTATCAGACGCTTGAAGTTCTTAGGTTCTAATGTGTTGTAGCGGATATAGCCTGTGGTCAGGTATCCACTTGCCGCTTTCTCTGTTGCACTCTCTAGGTAGGTTGCACCAGGCACGTTAGCCAAAGCGGTAGAAGATGTAACTGCTGTAGATGCTACGTTAGTAGCAGCCTTGGTGTAAGAGAACGTTGTGGTTGTAGCAGCGGTAATTGTGTAAGCAGATGTGGTTGAGTTGAAAGTTGTGTCAACTCCCTGAACCCATACCTCATCACCAATCTCAAGACCGTGAGCAGATGCTGTAGTTAAGGTTGCAACGTTGCTAGTTAGTTGCTTATTAGTAATTGTTCCGCCAACGCTGTTGGCAGTTGATGAGAAAAATAGTTGGTCGGTTCCATTACCAAAAGCACAAGCGGTTGTCAGGTGTCCTAGTAAGTCGCCATAATAAATATCACTTGCGTAAGCAAACACTAGTGGTTCAAGTTGCTGACTTAAGTCAATACGAGTTAGACCTGGGTATCCATCTACTCCAGTTGTTGCCCAGATGTAGTGGTCACGAGAACAGAAGTCATAGACTGGCTGGTCGGTTTCTACAATCAATGGACCGTAGTTAATAGAGCCGTCAACGTCTGAGACTGTTGCCACACGGATACCTTTGTTGGTTCCGATAATCATATAGCCTAGGTAGTAATGAATCTTATGGACAATCTCGCCCGTTGGAAACTCTGCTGAAACTACAGCCTGAGTTAAGGTAGGCATTAGACCTGCTGTTGACAGCGTAAATTTAATAATTGTAGATTGAATACCGTTGTAACCAGCCACATAGATAGCAGCACCTGAGGCTGCGATAGAGGTGTAGATATGAGATGTAGATGGATGGGTATAGAGGGCAGTTGGGAATGAACTTGCATTGGACGCAAATTCATAGACCGCATTGTTGACGCACATAACGATACGTTCTTTAACAAAATCCATTACTGCATTAGATACAACTATGCTTGGTGATGAGAAGAGAGAGACTGCTGCTGTAGATGAGTTGCCTGTTAAAGGCTTCTTGTAGACGGTAGCCTTGCCGCCTCCGCTAGCATCGTTAGTAACCCAATAGGAAGTAGTACCATCGTCACATATATCATAAACAGGAAAGTCAGTAGTAGCATTGTAGTCAATAAAGTCCGTAACATTGCCCGCAACATCGATTTTATCAACATCGTACTCATCCTTCAATAGTACACCCTCAGTGTTATTCCACTTGATAGAGCGTAGTCTTTGGTTCGCACGTCCACTGCTAGTCAATGCACCAGTAGTGAGGTGCTCTGAACTTACTGAGTTAAGTAGGGTTACCTGTCCTTGAGTCCAGACATCTACGTTGCGGCTCTCGGCAAAGCGATAAGCACCCTCATTAGATACTAAAGCAGGGTCAAAAAACTTAATCCCCGCTCCGTTATGGAACGAGGATTGGCTTCTAATCCACCAGCCTGTGAGGCTCTGCTCGCCAGGCTCGGTCTGATTATCGAATTGTTCTTTACGGAAAGGAGCAGTCTGTCTTATGTAGGGACGGCTATCGCTGATTGCATAGATAAATGGTTGTCCACCAATGGCAACGTCATAGGCAATATCAGTATTGACCCAGACGGAGGTATCAGTTAGTACACCAACATCGACAGCAATCGCACGAGAGGCACGACCTTCGGTAATATCACGACCAGCCACTTATTCTCCTAGCCTTCTTGTTGTTCCTTAAGTTTGTCTTTCAAATGTTGATGCGCCCAATAGAGTGCGTAGTAGTCATAGTCAAGCGAGAATCTCTTGATGTGTTTGACTATTGCCCCAGTATGAGCGTGAAGCGGGACACCCGCAGTCTTCATACGTCGGAAGAAGATAATATCTTCTCCAATAAAGTGTTCGTCGTCCCCGTCACCTGTCTCCATAAACATACCCTTACCAGGGTTAGCCTCACGGAGTTTAGGAATGATTGACTTGTGCATTAAGACAAAACCAAATCCTGCATTATCAATCTTGATAACTTCGTTGTCAGGTAGCGGATGGATGTACTGAATCTGATACTCAGATACATCATTGAACAAGACTGGAAATGGTTTCATCAGGCTACCCTCATTCTCCTTAGAGATGAAGTAGACACCTGATACGACAGGCTTGCCTATCTTGTCTGCTGTCTTCCACAGTTTAGCCATAGCATCTAGGCTAAGGACTATGTCTGAATCTACCCACAGTAGCCAGTCAGTCTTAATCTTATCTGCCCAATGGTCAAAGAGTACTTGGCGTTGTCTGCCAATCTGATTGCCTTGGACTCGGATACTGGTGTGGATAGGCATACCGTTGGCACCGCCAGTGATTACTGCTGTCATTAACCCTTCAGTAAACTTGCCGTCAGTTGTGCCATTGTCACACCAGCCGATTGCTACAGTTTCATTCTTTTGTATCATTGTCCCCTTGCTTTCTTTACTTAGACAGTGCTGCGATTTCTTCTGCGGTAAGACCGAGTGCTGCAAGTTTGGCTTCGGCTGCAGCCTTGGCTGCTGCCTTTGCTTCCTCTGCTGCGATGCGTTCTGCTTCTGCTACAGCGAAGGCTGCTGCATCTGCTTCTGCCTGTGCGATTTCTTCAGCAGTAAGTTCCACCTCAGTGGTGACTCCTGTTGAGCAATCTACTACGAGTTTATGTGTCATTGTTTTCCTTTCTTAGGAGTTCTTGATGCCGTATAAGGTGGCGGTTGAGTATTGGACAAAAGCAGTACCAATATTGCTTGTTAAACTAATTGAAGTAATAGCAGATGTACTAGACCATAAACCAGCAGTTAACCACAATCCATTATCTCCAGAAGTATTATTCTCATCAACATTATCTGCCGAATAAGATTTATAGTTTGATGATGTGTAGTTAGGAATATACACTTCAGCATTTGAAAATGTATTTGTTGTTGCACTTGCTGAGTTTACATAACCCACACTTCTGGGCACGGAAGTAATACTGCCTACCGAAGTTGCAAACCCATACAACTGTCTATTTGTTATAGATGTTGTTCCACCATTAAATCCTATTAAAATATGGTCTGTTGTATCTACTCTGTTATTTCTTGCAGAATATACAATCTTCAAATCAGTATAAGTCGCAGGTATGCTAGTGAACTCTATACTAGCCGCCCCACCGCTACCCACAGTCACTGTCGCAATTGCTTCATAAGTAGTTGCCATTATGCCGCCTTGATGCCGTAGAGAGTGAAAGTTGTTGTTGAATCAAAATTACCGCTAACACCCGTAAAGGTTACAGAAGTAATTGCTGCTGTGTTGCGCCATAAATACACATAAGCGCCCACACCTGTTCCTGCTGCATTCTCTCTTGCTAATACAGTTTTGTAGGTTGTGCTGTTTGCGTAATTTTGTATATGGGCTATCCAAGTTCCGCGGGTTGAGCCCAAAGAAATACCATCAGTACCGCCAGACCTATCAGAAAGAACGCCACCGCTATACCCCAACATTCTTGTATAGGAGTAATTACTTGCTGTTGTATCTGAGTTGAATGTGAACTTGCCATAAGTTGTTCCAGAATAAAGTCCGTTTATAACTACAACAAGGTCGGTATAAGTTCCACTAATGCTAGAAAAAGTAACAGATGCGGTTGCCGTTGATAGCGTTGTCGTTGCAATCGGTTCGTATGTTGTTGGCATTATGCGCTCTTAATTCCGTAGAGGGCGAAATGGGAGTATTGCAACCAAGAAGTTCCAACGGTAGGAACGAACTTGATTGAAGTTATTGCCGAAGTAGATAGCCATAGACCGCTAGTCAAACCAATCAGACCCGCCGTTCCGTTTGTTGCGTATCCTGCTAAAGAGCGCGTAGTTTTATATTTATTTGTATTAGCATAATCAAGAATGTCTATTACTCCTGCTCCAAACATATCTGCGGTAGAATCGCCACCATTACCTTGAAACGAATAAACATAAATGCCGTTGTCACCTACTGATTGGTCTGTCTGTGCAATAACAGATGCACCATTACCAAACAAAGTATGTGTTCTGTAATTTGTATATGTGGTGTCAGAATTGAATGACATAAAAGCATTTTCTCCTGCAATAGTTCTGTTGCCTTTTGGGAAAGCGCGAACTTGAAGGTGAGTAAACGTTGATGGGATTGAAGTGAATTCAACGCTTGAAGCGCCACCACTACCAACGGTCACAGTAGCGATGGACTCGTAATCGCCTGCGGCTTCAAGTACACCAGATGCAACTACACCTAGAAGTTTGATTGGCATTAGGCGCTCAAGTCTCCTATGAGAACCCAAGTATCAGTACCGCGTTTAATCAACGTAGCAGCAGACCATTGCGCTCTTAACTTCAATCCTGGAGTTGCATTGACAGTGACACCGCCAGCGCCAGCAACAGTAACCTGACCAGCACCAGTCTGGAGTAGGTTAATCTGTGTGCCAGTTGGATAGGCTACAGATGAATTAAGTGGCACTGTCAGAGTGATTGAGGAAGCGTTACTTAGTTCAACTAACTTGCCTTGGTCTGCAAGTACTGTTGTGTAGGTGGTGCCAGTCTGTGCATTGGTGGCAAGGAATGGTATCTGTGCAATTTGTACGGCACGTGTATTTGGCATTAGTTACCTCCGAGTATTGCTGATTTAAGTTCGTCTAAAGATAGTCCTACTGATGCCAACTTGTCAGCGATAGTAGGTTCAGTTGGTGCTGGCGGGTTGTGGGCTGCAATTAAAGCCTCTGCCTCGGCTTGACTATTGCATCCTGAAATGTATAAGCCATCGGACATTTCATATAATTCACAACTAGGATTCTCTTGTGCAAAAATAGAAGAACTAAGGTTTTTATTTGGTTTGGTAATTTTGTATTTCATTATGCTCCTAAGTAAGTCGCGCCATAAGCAATATTCATATCGTAATTTGTTGTCGATGTTAATTGAACACCAAGTTCGATATAATCTGTGGCAACCAAAGAAATTACAACTGCAAAAGAATTGCCAGCAGTATTTCCACCAGTATTAGGATTATTGGATAAAATACCACCAGGGACGGCATTAGTGTTTCCATTTTTACGAAGTAGAATTGTAAAATTGTTAGACCCTGCACCGCCATAAAATACTGAGCCAGTAAATAGATACTTACCGCCATAACTAGCGGGTATTGTAATTCTTGACGGGTTTGTTGAGTTGTCGTGAAAAGTATTAGTATCAAAAGATTCTGTAGTAAAATCCAAATATTTAGCAACATTCGCGGTAAATGCAATATTTCCGCTTTGTGTTAGTCCTACTCCAACAAAACTAGGGCTAGGCGCAGCACCCCAAGCAGGGATACCACCAGATACTTTAAGTACTTGGTCCGTGCTACCAATTCCAAGTCTTGCTGGAGTATTAGCAGCAGAGGCATAGATGATGTCGCCAGTGGTAGTAGTCAAAGTATTGTTGATGAACTTACCATTGGCTACTGTCTGTGAGTAGGTATCTGATAATGGGATTGTCTGGTTAGCAAAGATTTCAATGATGTCGCCAGCAATGGTTGCATCAATTAAAGTAACAGTAGTTCCGTTAGTAGCGGTATAGTCATTGGTGCGAGATAGTAATACACCGTTGCGATATACAGCCTCATAACCTACTGAGTAGACCAGTGATACTGAGTTGTCGTCTAGTCCAGATAGGCTGGTAGTACCAGCACTAGGTGCCTTAGACCAGCGAACTTGCAGTACTGGTGTAGTACCTATTCTTCCTGTTGCCATCTAGTTTCCTCCCAATCCAAGGGCTTTCAAATCATCTGCTGTTAGCCCAAGGGCTTCCAACTTTGCCTCGGCTGCTGCTTTCTTTGCTGCTGCTTCTGCTTCGGCTTGTGCCTTTGCTGTTTCTACTTGTGCAAAACCTGCTTCAAATTGTTCTTTGGTAATTGGCTCACATTCCAAGAATTGGATACCTTCGTATGTATCGCCATAAATTGCCCATCCACCTTGTGGTATGAGTGTCTCTAATACTTGTGCTCCTGTTGTCATTATGCACCTATCTCCATCAATGTTATATATGAATAAATGCTAAAGTTATTTACTGACGCACTTGAAGAACCTGTTAATCTAGCAAACTGAGTTTTATATGTTGTTGAAGATGTAGTACTTGGCGAATCTAAATATGAAATTGAAAAGTGACCAGTAATAACTTCACCACCAGCAGCAGTATAACCCACATAACTACCGTGTGTTCTTAAATCTGTGCTTCCTCGTACTAATTTAATGCCCATACCATTACCAGAAGTTGGAATGTTATATGATTGATGAACAGTAACTAAAATTTTACTTGATGTTGATGATGGGGTAATGCTTGCTGTTAAGCCTGTATCAACATAAGTTGTTGATGATGATGTTACAGCAGAATTTGTATCAGCATTTACAACTTGTAGTAACTTTCCTACAGCACCCCATTTAACTCCTGTAGCCTGAGTAGAATCGGCAAGTAAGGCATAGCCATTCGTACCCACAGCCAGACGAGCAGGAGTATCTGCTGCAGTGGCAACAATTAAGTCACCCTTAGCATCAAGGATGGTAGGTTGTATTGCGGTATCACCCGCACCTAATCTTCCTGTTGACATTAAGATAACTCGCTTCCATAAGCATTGAATGAGAAGTTAGCAGATGAGGCATAGACAGTAACTACATCGGTATCACCAAGTGTTAGTCCAAGAGTCAGAGTATCTGATGTGTTAGCAGGTAGGCTGATGTCGTATGCGACATAGTGCTGTGCTGCTAGCGTTGCTCCATCTGGGCGCACTGCAATACGGTAAGTACCAGCAGTTGCTGCTTGGTTACATACTGTAATGGTGCTAACAATAGTCTGAGTAGTAGACGGTACTGTGTATAGGGTTGTTGCTGTTGTTGCCGATGGGTTTGATTGCCCAAGGACTTTATAGGTTGTTGGCATTTATTTCTCCTTAGTTACATTCCACCGAGCATCAACGCGGTTGGTGTTGGGTCTGTTGTAATGACTGCCCACGAAGCGGTTGTTCCGTCTGTGGTCAAATATTTTCCGTTGTTTCCAGTCTGTGATGGTAGAGCATCTACAGTTGCCCACGATGCAACACTACCATTGGTAGTCAAGTATTTACCTGACTGGCTTGCTTGGCTAGGTACTACATATACGCTAGTAGTATCAAGATTTAGAGTTACAGTTCCAGATGTTCCACCACCAGTTAAACCTGTGCCAGCAGTGACTCCAGTAATGTCACCAGCATTGGCTGGGCTCCACTCAAGTCCTGTTGCTGTTGCGCTGTTAACTGTTAGAACATAACCAGCAGTTGCTGCAACTGTTAGTTGGTCAAAGGCTCCTGCCCCTGTACCTACCAGTAAATCTCCCTTTGCATCAAAGGATGCTGCGACAGCAGCAGCAGCACTTGCTGCAGATACAGCAGCAGAGTTGGCTGATGTTAAAGCAGATGATGCAGATGTTGCTGCACTTGAAGCAGAAGTTGCTGCAGCAGTAGCACTAGCAGCAGCAGATGTAGCAGAGGTAGCAGCAGCGCTTGCTGATGTAGCCGAAGCAGTTGCTGAGTTAGCAGCAGAGGTAGCAGATGTGCTAGCACTGTTAGCCGAAGTTAAAGCAGATGAGGCTGAGGTAGCAGCCGAAGTAGCCGATGTGGCTGCTGCAGAAGCAGAGTTAGAAGCCGTAGTTGCACTGGCTGCAGCGCTAGTAGCACTGGTAGCCGCTGCCGTAGCAGAAGTCGCTGCAGAGGCTGCAGAGGTGGCTGCTGCTGTGGCTGAGGTAGATGCACTGTTGGCGCTAGTTAGGGCGTTAGAAGCGCTTGTAGCCGCGCTAGAAGCACTTGTAGCGGCAGAGGCAGCACTTGTAGCAGCCGATGCTGCTGAGGTCTGAGCGCTGGTTAGAGGACCAAAGAAGGCGTCTACATAGTCCTTCGGCGTAGCCGAAGATGAAATCATACCTGCGCTGGACAGACCAGTAATCGTAGGGCTTCCAGAAATAATTGGGCTAGTCAGAGTCTTGTTGGTCAGAGTCTGAGAAGCAGTATCAAGAATTACTATACCTCCCGTATTGGGTAAAGTAATTGTGTTATCTTGAGTGGGGTCAATTACAGTCAGAATAGTTTCGTAATCATCAGATGTGGTGCCCTCAAAGTGCAATACAGCACCCACAGTAGAAGTGCCAGTAAAGGTAGGGTTAGAAATTGTAGGGCTGGTTAAAGTTTTTTGAGTAAGGGTCTGTGGCTTATCTGTACCTACTACGTCACCTTCGCCTGAACCAATGCCGTGCATTGTGTGTCCAGTACCAGAGCCGTCGTTGTAATATGCCGAGGCTTCTGCGTGTAAGTTAGCATCTCGGAAATCTCTACCGATAGCCATATGTCTTACGACAGCACCTGCTGAGTGAGCCTGAGCGCCACCAGTAGTATCTATACTTCTAACGATTGTAAATGTGTTGCTACTGGGGTTAGCGGTCGCATCAACAATTTCTTCAAGCGCTGTGTCTGGGTCAATTACCAGAGTAAATGTTCTGCCCGCTGGGATGGTCACGCCACCAAGCAAGGTAGAGCCAGAGACAACTGTAATAGACGTAGCGCCTGCGGTAATGGCGCTTGTCAGCGTTGACTGCTGAGAGCGAGAGGAGTATTGGCGAGTTGTCATTCAGGTTCCTATCGGTTGAAGCGAATGCGGGGAGGGTACTGACCTTGGAAGGCAGAAATTTCTTCTCTGAGTCTTTGTTGATACAAAGCAAAGAGTTGTCTTGCTGCAGTATTGGCTGAACCGAATGGACGCTTAGCGTCAATCTCATCAGCCTGTGGGCTAATCTGAGAAGCACGAGCAGGGTCAAGATATGTAAGTAGTCTGTATGCAGAACCAAGAATAATTACATCTCTTGCTGATTCAGGAAATCCTGTCTGGGTTGTAAAAATTTGGCTGTTAGATGTAAAGGCTGAGGCTTGCGTCACATACATAATCTTAACAGTACGACCAGGGGTAATGTAATCATAGATGGTGATTGTCTGGCTTCCTTCGCCCCAGGTAGCAGTCTCTGCTAGCGGGTCAAAGTCATAGCGGTTGACTCGAATCCATTCCTGAGATGGACCAGTATCCTGCCACATTACAGTCAAGATAGATTCAATATTGAGTGGGTTACCGCTAGAGTCTTTGAGTTCGTAGGTATTCTGAGCAGCATTGAAAGTAAATGTGGTCTGCTTCACAACCATCAACTGTGTGGCTACAGCACGGATAGTGTCGTTAATAGCCTTTTTGACTGAGTAGCGAGGGAAGATAGGAGAGATGCTTACCTTGGTATCTACCGCTGCTGTAGAGGCTGTGGTGCCGAGATATCCGCGACCGTAGGGCGCGATAGTGGCTGTGTTAGCAACGCGGTCAAATGAGTCAATCCACATCAACTCTTCGCCTACCTCAATGATGCCCTTACCTACTGAATCAGTAGAACCTAGGCTAAGGATGGTAGGAGAAGAACTAGGAGAAGTTAATGTGGTAACTGCTGCGGTAAGATATGTGGAGCGGTCCTGCTGATAGGTATAACCCGAGAGGTTGATTAGAACCTCATCAATCATTTCGGTAAAGGTTGTCACAGGTTAATACTCCTTAAGGCATCAGTCGGTGAAAGGTCTGTTGTTCCTGCAAGTTCATTGCATACAGCACCCAAGCCTTTGTATTCGTTAGGCTGACGAGTAGGGTCTGCTTCTAGATTAAGTGCTCCAAGGAGCGCCTTGCCTGTGGTTCCAGCATATTGGTTGGCAGCGCCAACAGGTGCAAGATATGCGGTTAGCGCTGGATATGTCCCGCTATTTGCTAGACGGTTTAACTCGCTAGTGAATGAACTACCTGCTGTGCCTGTTGCCATTACTTGCCTTTCTTCTTTGCTACTGCTGCGTTATCTACAAGATTTGGGTAAGGGCGTCCCGCTGCCTTAGCCCGCTTCTTTGCAGCAGCCTTCTGTGCGGGAGTAAGTTTCTTAGAAGTTTTCTTTGGGTTCTTCTTATCCCAAAATGCTTTCTTCACCATTTCACCTTATCTGCCCAATAGGCTGCACTCATCTTGCCTTTAGCAATGTTCTTTCTGTGGCGAGCCTTGAATGATTTCTGTCGGGCTGTTGGCTGCTTGTCGCCAGTTACACCTTGTTGACCAAAACGAATAGTCTTGACTTGGCTGCCCTCTTTAGCCACTACGACGTGGCTCTTAGTAGGATGGTTGGGAGTACGCTTAGGCTTGTTGAAGCCAGACACTCCTGCTCGCTTTAGGCGAGAGTCACGCTTGCTTTTGCTTTCCATACTCCCCATACTTTCCTAAGACTGCCTTGATACGTCCATCTTTACGCAGTCTTACTACCATTCCATCCTTAATCTGGATTTTGTTAAAGCCTCTGTGAGGCTTGTACTTTCCAGATGACATTACTTCTTTTTCTTCTTTGACATACCTGCTGAAGATAGGGCGATAGCAATCGCTTGCTTACGGTTCTTAACTACAGGTGCCTTCTTTGGACCCTTTGGGTTTTTGCCAGAATGTAACTTGCCAGCCTTAAACTCGCGCATTACTTCGCCTACCTTCTTTTGCTTAGCAGTCTTCTTCATTATTTCCACCAAGGATATTTCTGCTTCATAATCTTGTCGAAGGTTTCGCCTTGATTACCTTGTGAGGCTAAGGGTGGTGTGTTAGAGATATTGCCAATACGGGTCTTGCCCGCCTTTGGCTTTGGCTCTTCGACCTTAACTTTTTTCTTGGACATTACTTCTTCTTGCCCATCTTCTTGATTGACTTCTTGGCTGCCATCTTCTTCATACCTTTTTTGGCTTCCATTTTCTTCTCAGCCTTGGACTCCATCTTTTCGCCCATTGCGTAAGCCTTGGCTGCCTTCTTGCCCTTTGCTGTGTAAGGGAACTTCTTTCCGTTTACCATTGGCATTTTATGCTCCTAGTTCTTTCATTACCGCTGCTGTTTTTTTATTTATGTGTTTTGCTGGAGGCATCTTCTCGGCGTTGTAAGGCTTACCTAATGTCTCGCTAGCCTGTACTGCTTGCTGGATTTTGTCCATCGTAGTTCCAGCAGGTCGGATGCCTTGTTTTACTGCATCTGCATAGGCATCCAATTCTGTGTTGTGACGCTTGTTAGTCATAAACTTACGACTATCAGCATCACCTGCGTTCATCTGAACGCTTAGTCCCTTACATCCAAAGCAGCCGTCTACATACTCTGGATGGTATTCCCAGTGCTTCATATTTGAGTAAAGTTACTTTCTGTTACACCTACACCTGCAGCAATCAGTGCTGCCTTTGTAGCATCGTCCACCGTATATCTATATCCGCCTCGATACACTTGAGGATAATCAGCAAGTGATGAATCAAGTGGATAGCGAATCTGTTGATAAGTTCCAGTAGTAGGATTCAGTACGATACTGATGCCCCTAGTCAGTTTGTAAAACTGAAATAGTCGCTGAACGCCAGTAAAGCCTTCATCTACCGTTGGTGGTAAAAATGTCCATTCAGCCATAAGTCCTCCTAATGAACTCACCCCGAAGGGATAGGTTGCCCTATCCCCCAGAGTCAATCAACTAAAGAGCAGCGATTGAGGAACCAGATGTAATGCGATACAACGCTTCGTCACGATAGACTGCGAAGCCGAGTACGCCGTACCAGCCCATTGGGCGGAAGCGCATCAACTTGTCAGTTACGTTACCGATAACAACGTGTGGTTCTTCAGCGACGGCTTCTGCCATTGCTTGAGCACCGCAAAGAATTGTGTTGTAAACGCGGGTTACTGGAGTTACAGTTACAACTGTGGTTGCAGAAACTGCACCAGTGTTTGCTGTGTCTACAGTGAAGGTTGTGGTTGAGCCAGAGGTGCTGATTGCAGTAATCTTTGCACCTGAAGCGATACCAGTTCCAGCAATCTTGTCGCCAACTTCTGCGCGAGTTGCGATAACAGCAGTTGAAGCAACACCGAAGGTGAAGCCTGCTGAGGTACCTGCAACGGTTACAGCGGTTGTAGCAAGAGCGGTCTGGTCTGCACCAGTCTTAGCATTGTATAGACGTGGTGATTCAACAAAGAATGCACCTTCGAAGTCTCCAATTTCGCCAGCCCAGATGTTATCTACTGCTGGGTTTGATTGTGCGTGGATGAAGTTCCAGCCCATATTTCCAGTTTCTGCACGAAGGTCGTGTGAAACATCTGGGTGGATACCTGTCCAGTATAGAGAACCGCGACGAGCCTTTGCCTTATTGCTACGCAATTTAGCAACAGCCTTGCGGATGTCTGCAGAATCGATTGTGTCAGCAGCATCTACGTTAGCAACAGCGGTTGCGTTGCCTGCGAAAATGTTGTTTGAACCAGAGCGGAGAGTTGTCATTGCGACAGAGTCGATTGAGTCAGCGAGGTTGTAAGCAATGATGTTTGCAATCGCTGGGTCAACGTCTGCGAGTGAGAACAACTCGAGAGCACGGGTTACGAGAACTGCGTTACCGTACTCAGAAAGAGTAATGGTTACGGAAGTTGGTGTTGAAAGAGCAACTGCATCTGGGTCTGTTGTTTCAGTCAGAGCGGTTGTTGCTTGTGCAAGGTCAACGTACTTCTGTAGAACTACGGTTGAGCCTGGGAATGCTTGGCGGGCTGGGCGCTTATCTGCGACTGAACGAATGAGTGGTTCAGAACGGAGCGCAAACTCTAGAAGACGGTCATATGCCTTCTGTACGAGACCAGCACCACCTACGGAACCTCCGAGAGAGGAGGCACCTGTATCTGTGTATGCGTTGGACATTGTGTTGCGTCACCTCCAAGTGACTATGAACGGTTGATTATTCTTGTGAACGCAATATGCTAAGAATCTCCTCGGCAGAGGATGCGTTGTTTAGACGTGATTCAAAGTCTTGCGCTTTATCGGGAGTAACCGCTCCCTGGGTAAGAATGTCTTGGTTGCGTAGTGCAGCAAGATTGTTCTTATCTATTTCGGGGGCATCTGCAGTCTTGATTCCGAATAGGTCAGCATTATCATCGAGCCAGGAATTTACTGCCTCTTCGTTAATGTCTTCCAAGTCTTTCATAATCAGACGTGCAGCCTTTGCGTTTACGCCCTTCTTTTCTAGGACTTGACGTACAGTCGACTCTTTCTTTTCTTTGAGGAATCCCTCAAGTTGTTCAGATAGTTCCTTGATACGCTTTTCGTCTGCTCTTTTGGCTTTACGTAGTTTCTTAACTAAGTCATTGCCATCTAGACCATCGTTGGTATCTAGTTCGTCGTCTTCGTCTTCCCAGTAGTTGTTGCTCATAGCAACTGTCCACCCTTCTATTCGTTGTTAGTCGCAAGCCTCAATGACCACGCGGGGACTGTGGGTTGGCTCTTGCTACCAGTCTGTTACGCTGGCGGGGCTGGTCGGTCCGCTCAGGATTCTCTTTTAGAAAGCGCGATTTGCTCTGCGCTGTGATGCCATTCCGAGTTCTGCTCGTCCTTGCTTAGCAGCAAAGCGGGCTTCTTCTTCGGCTGTTAGTTTCTCTAATTGCTGTAATTCTTTTGCAGACTGAGTAATGACAGCCTTCTCTAGACCTACTTGACCGATATCTTCCATCTTTGAAATACCAGCGAGTTTAGATGTTGTAGGTAATGCTCTAGCAATCCTGCTAAACTGAGGCGTGAGTGAACTAAATGTTTCGCCTCTACGAGCATATTCTTGTGCTCGTCCTAGGTCAAGTCCACCAATTCGGTTGATTGCTCCGAGTCCTTGTTGTTCTGCTGCTGCCAATACTTCGTATTGAGCAAGTTCATCTACGAGTTGGTCAACACCTTTCTGACCAAGAAGAATTGTTCTAGCAAGAGTAGGTCTATCAACTGTTGGGAAGTATCTACTAAAGGTATCTTTAATAGCCTTAGGAGCCATATCAATACGCTGATAAGCCTTAGCAATCTTCTCGGCTATCGTGGTAACAGAGTTACCCTTACCAATAAGTTCTCCAGTAAATTCTTCAGTAGCAAGGTCATCAAGGTTTGCTTGCTTTAGTAGGTCAGCCATACCAGCCTGAGAGGCTACGTACTGTGCGATTGTTGGTACCTCGACTGGCTTACCAGCCTGTCTTAAATCTTGAAGTGCGTAGATACCCTTGAATCGGTCAGTGAATGCTTTGAGATTAGGATTGTTACGGGCATCAAGCAACGCCATATTAAATGATGTTGCGACATCTACACCGTTTCTATAAAACTTAGAAACTACATTATAGAGTTCATCCATCCAGCCTTTAGTAAGTTCAGCCTGACCAAAGTACAAAGCCATTGTGGACTTAAATACATCCTTGGCTAGTGTTGGTCCAGTGACTACATTTCCAGTATTTACATTACCTGTATTAACGTTACCAGTATTTACATTACCTGTATTAACATTACCCGTATTGACGTTACCTGTATTAACATTACCCGTATTGACGTTACCAGTGTTTTGTTGGGTTCCATATTTAGGATATCTAACAAGACTCCAGTATCCGCCACGTCCGCCTACTTCTGAACGCCAAACATAATCATATGTGTATTCTTCATCAGCAGGGGGAACTGCTGGCTTTTCACCTCTACCTGCTTCTTCTTGTGCAGCAGTGTATGAGGCTTGACGAATTGTTGAAAGTTGTTCCGCTCTAGATAAACCACCAACATTAACTCCTGCAGCCTCTGCTTTTTGAGCAGTAGCAAGTGCTCTTTTTGCAGCACTTAATGCTCTGCTTGCTGCGGCAACTTTGCTTACGCCAGTTCCTTTGGCTGCATCAAAAGCCTTTTGAGCCTCATCTAGCGCTGCTTGTGCTTCTTCAACGGTCATATTTTTTTATACTCCGAATCCCATAGCGCCTGCTAAACCAATAGCAAGGTCTCGTGCTCCTTCAATAGCCCAAGGTGCCTTTTCTGCATTAGGATGAAACTTAAGATAATCATCCCATTCAGAAAGAGACTTCATTGGAACTTTTCCTGCAGTACCATCTGGACGCAAAAATTTATCTAGGTCAGCATTGTCTAGGTCAACTGTTGTTGGGTCTATACCCCACCATTTAGCCATACGACCAATGTAAGGTTGTGCCAAGTCCATTACGGTTAGGCTAGGGTTAGCCTTAAGACGCTCTGCAAATAATGGGTAAAGTTCTGCAGCCTTAGCGTTGAACTGTTCTTGAAGTTTATTAATATTTACTTCGCCCTTTGTGAGTTGCAGGGCGTAATTAGCAATCTCTTTGTCAGAAAGATATCCAAGACCATTAGCCTTAAGGATTGTTCTGACATTACCAATCTTATCGATAACACTTGTTGGTAGAGTCTTTGGGTCTCCGATGTTAACCTTAGACCAGAGATAGTTTTGAGCGAATGAGTTAGCATCAAATAGGCTAGGTGTTTCAATAATCTCAGTTGTGCCATCTGGCTTAACAACTGTCTGCTTTGTCTTGCCACTAGCCTTTGCTGCTGCTGTCAACTTTGTATAGAAGTCTGCTAGGTCTTGCTCACCAAACTGAGCAAATGGACCCTCTGTAAAACCCAACTGTCTTGCTGCTTGATTCAAGATTGCATCAGTAGTAATCTTGTCATAGTTGGTATAGGTATAGGTTGCGTCGACTCGCTTAGGTGCGTTGTCTAATTGAACCTGCAGTACATCCCAAGGGGTCTGCTTCTTGCCTTCTTTGTATGAGGCTACAGCAGCATCGACAATGCTATTCCATACAGTCTTGCGAGCAGCGTCGGTAGGTTGACGATTCTGGACTGTAATGATGTACTGGGCTAGAGCGGTCTGTGCTTTCTCAGATAACTTAGAGAAACTCTTCTTAACAAAGGCAGAATCTTTCTTGACTAAGTTACCATCTTTATCTGGCATCCAGATGTAGTTGATAGTTTTCTTAGAACCTTTGCCCTCAAAATTAATTACAGTTGACGGTGGGGGCAACTGAGTCTTTCTATACCTGGTCAAGGTCCTACCTCCGTGAGTTGGTCGTTCAAGAAATATCTATCTACAATGTCTGCAAGTTTTGGGTCAAGCAATGGAACAATACTTTCTACATATTGAATCCAAGCATCTTTAACATCAGTCTTATAACCGTCTGGTGCATCCTTAAGAATTTTCGCGTAGTCATCACGATATTTCATAAGTGCTTCTACGTGAGTCCAGAACTGAGTATTGCCGTGCTTAGCCATAAACTTTTCATTCTTAACAATTTGAGTTAAGCCCCAAGCATATTTATAAGAAACATCTTGAGTAAAACGAGTGTCGTATTCTCTGCCCCAGGCTGGGCTATAAGCAGATAATTCTTCTGCATATTTCTTAAGTGCTTCCCTTAATTCTGGGACAGAAGCATAACTTGCATAACCCTTTTTTGGGTCTGTTGCTAAATCATTTAAATACTTTTTATAGTCTGAGTAAGCCTTCCATACACGACCTACTTCAATATCCTTTTCGACATCACCTATTGACTTAAGCGGCAAGTTAAGAGTTGTTCCATCTGGCAGCGTAACTCCAGGCTTATTAAGGATTCTGCTGATATTAGGGTCAGAGTCACGAGGTAGGTCAGCGGTAATAAGACCAATGAGGTTCTTATCTAGTGAGCCTAGTTTCTTAACTAGACCAACGTTCTCTTCCCAGACTCGCTTGTATCCCTCAACTGTAGGAACTACATATGCAGCCTTTGGTCTGCGCTTTGCGCCAAAAGATAGGCGCTCCATTGGAAATGGATTAGTTGCACCAAGTACTGCTGCTCGTTCATTTAGGTCACGCTCAGCGGCTGCTTTAGCATCACGTTCGCTCATACCCTGGGCAATGTACTTGTCAGTTGCTGCCGTGAAGTATGTGCGGAAAATGCTATCTGGTCGCATATCGACCACTGCTGGCGTACCAAGTGGTGAGGCAAACTGCCAAAGAGCCTTTTCAAAGAACTTCTTGCGAGCGTTCTTTTTGACTATTTCTTCAGTTGGAGCCTTACCAATACCCATCTCATATAGAGCCATTTGGTAGTTCCACTCAGAGGTATAAGAGTCAACCCACTCTTTCTTTGAGTCATCACCATTAAGCCATACCAAGAAGTTACGTGCATAGGCTGGAGTAAAGGTTTGTAGCGCTTGCTTACCTAAATCGGTTTCTACTCCATATGGGAAAAGTTCTTCATACGAATAACCTGGAATCTTGCCCAAGGTTTCATCGATTGTCTTCTTGAGAACCGCATCATTGCCTGGAGCCATCTTTAGTATCTGACCAATAGCCAGTGGAATTACGTATGATGGACCAGCAAGGTTGGCAATAAAGTTAATTGCTCTAGTTCCAACCAAGATACCTTTACCTTGCTTTAAGCCAAGTTCTTTGGTACCAGGAACCAACAAGTACTCAGCATCAAGAACATCATCAACTGGGTTACCATACTTGTCAACTCCAAAGGAGTTATAGACTCCATAGTAAGAGTTCAAGAAGCCAGCCATACGCTGTGGCGCTTTGGCTACAAATCTACTATAGCGATACAGACCACTGGCAGATGCCGCTGGGAACGAAAGTACAGAGCGAGCCATAAACAATGCTCTGTTCTGGCGACGAATTGAGTAGAAGGTCTTTTCTGCTTCTTTAACCATCTCAATCGCTGCAGCCTGACGAACTGTATTTAGAGTATTCGTCGTAATTTCTTCGCCTTGTGATGCAAGCAATTCTAGTTTTTGAATTGTGCGGCTCTTAAGTTCTGTGTTACCCCAAGCCCAACGGATAGCATTTTCAGGTGCACCTAGTTTAGTCCAAGCCCAACTTGATGCTCTATCAAAAGCCTCTAAGAAATTCTTCGACTGCTCGATTGGTGTTGCGTACTTGTTATCAAGCGGATTGATTGGAGTTAAGCGTTCTAATTTATCGCCAAGAAGTTGAGCAAGTTGATTGCCTCGCACCTCTCCTGCTGCGGCAGCAGCCTTGGCTTCTATCGTCGGTAGATAACGATTGACATAAGCAATCTGGTCATCAATGATGTCGATAATTTCAGACTTATCACGACCGAACTCAGCAGCATATGAAGCACCGCTACGCTTGGTTCCCCAAGTGCTAATGATTTCGTTGCGGGTACGACCAGCAAGAATCTGGTCTACGAGGATATCTCCTCGCATATAGTTGTTGACTGTATAAGCCAATTCATCAAAATATAGTGGGTCATATACTGGAGTAATACGGTCTGGAGTTCTACGACCTAGAATTTGAGTACGGCTAGCAAAAGCCTTGTCTCCAAGAAGTTCAATCTCACGTGTGTGACGGTTAGAGATTTCAGCCTTATAAGAAGTACCTAAATGATTCTCGCTTTCAAGACGAGGAATCTTTATACTCTGTCCATTACTTAAGACATAACCTTGTGCTTCTTGCCCGCCTTTGCGGCGGATGCGGCGGTTGTCAGCAACTGACCATTCATCTGCTAGAGCCTTACGAGAAGGACCCATCTCAACAAGAATCTTATCGATATCATCGTAAGCCTTCTTGACATTAAGGTTAAGTTTGTTTAGGTCAGGAGCAAGGGTGTTGATATCTCCTGCAGCCTTTTGGATAGCCAACTCAGCAGCACGAATATCAGATGCGTACTTAGGGTCATTTACTGACTTAAGATATTGAACTCGACGCACTAGACCATAAAGGCTAGGCACTTCTTCACGCACCGTGTTGTACTCATCAGCACGGTCACGAGCCTTCTTCTCAAGGTTAGCAAGCAAACGCTCTGCTGCCCGAAGGTCAGCCTTAACCAACTCTATGTTGTCAGCCTTAGTTACTGGCGAACGTGCATTTGGATTAAGAAAGAAATCTACCCATTCGGCTACAGCATAGTCAGCAATATCTACAGCCTGTTCAATCTGCTGCGTATATTGTGCGTATTCTTCTTTGAGAGCCTTCTTGCGAGCATTGCTCTTGATGTTAGCCTTATTAACCGCAGCAAAGAATCTATTTCGATTATTGAATAAGGTGTTCTTTACAAAAGACTGTGTGCTATCTACCAAGAACTTAGAGCCTTGCGACATAACAGCAGCATTGAGTGGCTCGAGAATTGAGTTCTTTGGGATATATGCTGGGCGAACCAATTGCGCAAATGAGAATATCTTGTTTCCAGATTCAAACGCTAGACGACCAGCATCAGTAAATACGTTGTTCTTTGGATTAAATGTACCTTTGATATTAGAAACTTCACGTACAATTCTACCCATTGGAATCAATGGAGTTGCGTTAGCCAACTGACGCTGAGTTTGTGGATTAATAACTACGCGATATCCACTTGGGTCAATCGCAAATGAATCACGAGAAAGGTCATTGTGGTACTTGCTAATGCTTTCCATCATCTCGTCAACAAAGGACTTAGCCTGAACTCTACTAAGACCCAAGGTATTAAGGGTATCCATAGCAACTTCAGTGTTCATTTCCTTAAAGAAGGCTGCTCGCTCACCATCTGTCTTAAGTGTTAAAGCCTTGTCAATTAGGTTACGACGATAGTTTGCTGCTGTTACGGTTGTACCATCTGCAAGTTTTACGGTATTTCCGCCACGGCGGAATAGTGGAACATCATCCAACCAGGCGTTGATTTCTTCAACAGCATCTGCTGGGCGTAAACCTGAGTGGCTGATAATACCACGAGGTAATTTACTGCCAGTGAAGTGAATAAGTGCTGTGGCTGCGCCACCTCTCTTACCGCTACCGATAATAGTCTGGGCTATGCCACCAACATTGCTGTAATCGCGCACCTCTGTGCCCGCTGCCAATTTCTGCTTTATCTCACGAATTTTTATTGTGGCACTTCGACCAATGATAGGCTCAACTGGTTTATATGTTGTGCCAAGCATTCTGGGTTCAGGTAAAAACTGACCAGTTTGCGCATCGTATCTATCTTGTAAGAAAGCATCAAAAATATCTTGAGACTCAGGATTCTTGGCGATAGCATCATCAAATGCTTTGCTCCAACGCTCTTTAGCCTGTGCATTATATGAACGATATGCGCCAGTCTTTGCATAATCAGCAGCAACTTCTGCACCAGCATCAGATAAATACCATAAATCATCAGTTTTACGGGCGTTAATTAGTCGTTCTGCTGCAGGACCATAACCCTTATCAAAAAGAATTAAGTCACGAACAAAATTAGGGTCTTCTGTTTCTTTAATTATAGCAGCCAACTTAGGATTATTTGTATGTGGCTTTAGAATCTTGCGAATCAAAACAGTGTCTTTACTTCTAGCCAGATTTTCAATTTCTGCGCCAAATACAGTTTGTGCTTTCCCAGAGATATGGTCATCAGCCAGTTTCTCTAGTTTGGAGAGAGCATTAACATCATAAACATTAATCTTATTACTTAAACCAGAAAGACGTGCTAAACCTTTAAGAGCACTAACGGAACGATTGGCTGCTCCAACTACTGCGGCGTTGCCTACAAGTGCGTCAGTAAAACCAGTAAGCCAACGACCTGTTGTATTGTCGACAAAGTTAGCCTGAATATCGGCATCATTCCATAGATTAACTCTGTCAATGTCAATTCCGCCATCTTCAAGGATGGCATCAGATATGCCAGTGACGTGGAAAGGATTTAGATATGACTTGGTTAAGGCTACGCCTAAAGAAACATCCTTGCTTCGGTCATATGCTTCTTGAATATCGTTTAACTGTATGCCCTGACCATAAGCATCCTCTTTGAATAGAGGGCTATCTGGGTCAGTTAAAAGGGCTGCTGTGGCAATAGGACGCTTTACTAAAGGACTAAGAACATTTTCTTCAAGTTTAATTGAAGCCTGAAGTAGTGGGTCGAATGGAATAACAGCCTCTGCTGCAGTTTGAGCAGCATATTCAGTCATACCGTCTCTTAGTAACGAATTAAGGTCTGTTCCAGACTCACGTGCAATCTGTTGAGCAACGCGAGTTGTGCCAATTTTTGCTCCAGCCTGAACTGCTGTTGCTCCAGGTCCACCACCAATTTGTGTGCCAAGCGCCTGGAAAGGAGCCGTAACACCTTTACCTAGGAATCCTGCTGCTTTACCTAGTGGCTCTAACACTGGCTGAGCAACATCGGCTACAGCCTTAACTCCACCTAAAACTCTTTTAGTATTTGCTTCAAGGTTTCTTTTACCAATAGTGAATGGAGATAAAGTGTCTACGATTTTTTGGGCTGCTGTTTTATCGCCGCCTAGAGCCTTCTTGAAATTATCCCAAAAAGCCATTTAGAACTCCAAATACTCTGGGTTAAAGTTAGAAGGTTCTCCGCCTTTAACGTCTTGACCTGTAATATCTCTAATAAAATTATCTCTATCCGTTGGGCTTTCCCAAGGAACCATCGACAACATAAATGCAATGCCAAAGTTTTCGTAACCTAGAGAGTTACCAAACTTATCTAAGTGGTCGAAGAATGTATTCTCCATCCATTGCATTACATTAACTCCCGCATTAGGGCATTAATCATTCTCTTATAGGAATCTGGTGCCCCTGGCATACGTGCAGCATTAAGCATATCTGGTAGATAACGTCGAACTAATTCTGTGTTTTCAATCTGTCGATTATTTGGGTTGAGGCTTGGAGGAAGTGCTTCGCTTCCACGTCCAGAGAAGCCATCAATGCCATCGCTTACTGGTCGAAACTCTGTTGGCTCTGAATCAAGAGGCTCGATAGCGCCTAGCAACTGCGCCATACCTTCGCCCATACCTGCTTGTGGCAATTGTGATGCTGGGTTAGCAGCGCTAGCAGTTGTAGGTACGTTGCCACCTTCGCTAATCTGTTGAGCCATAGCAGTATTTTCTCCTTGTGCAAATCCAGATGGGCGAAGTTGCGTAGCCTTTGCTACCTTTTCAGCCACAAACTTTCCTGATTGACCATTGCCACCAGTGGCAGATACGCTCGTTGGGTCATTCTGTGACGCAGTGGGGCGATATCCTCCGCTTCCCATTATTTCTCCTCTGGTGTGTATGAATATTCTTCAGCGCTAAGCAACATACCTTTGGCTAACCAAGGGTTCATATTGTCACTTACATCTGTCATTAGGTATCGAGTGCCCTCATAATCTGACCACTCGCTTACAAGAACCCATCCTGTGCAGATTTGGCTCTCTGAATCTTCTAGTTCTTCGGCAAGAAATCTCATTGCCCTATCGATTGCTTCGTTAAACTTACTCACTTGTGCTGCACTTCTTGATAGAAAGGAGGCGCTGAATAAGCGCTGACCTTAGATGCTATCTCCATAGCCAACTCTGGTTCTGCTCCTGCGTAAAGTGCGCCCAATGCGTAAGGTCCACCTGAACCAATCGCATAAAAATTATCGTCAGACTTCATTACTGATAAGTCTTCGTCGATATCGAATATCTCACCACCGACTGAGATAAGGAACTGGAATCGCATTCCGTCTTTCTTATCTTCTTCAAAGTTGTAGCCATTGTCAGTTAAGCATTTGCGAAGTGATGGCATTACCTTGGTAATCATATAGCGATAGACATCTTTCTTGTCTTTCGCTGTAAACTGTGGTGGGTTCCAGATATTCTGGGCTATATCGCACGGAGCAACTTCTCCTGCTCCAGCGATTAACAACGCACCGCGTTGAGAAATCTTCTTCATTGCTTTATGTGCATAGATGCGTCCTACATCATCTGTCACACGAGAGTCAGCGACAAGTACGCTGCGGTCTGAATATTCAATGCCGATAATTGTTGTCACTGTCCCCTCCTAGATTATCGTCGTCGAATAGTTCTTACGCTTGCGTTTGCTTCTCCTGCGCCTGTAAGGCTTGATAAAAGACTAAGAATGTCTGGTGCTCCTGGCGCTGGTGCTACTTCTGGTCCTGGTGCCATAGGAAG